GCTTGGAGGGTCTTGGATGCCCAATATTGGGGAGTGCCCCAACGTAGAAAGAGAATCTTTCTTGTCGCAGATTTTGGAGGACGATGTGCCGGAGAAATATTATTTAAGCCCGAAAGCGTGCAAAGGTATTTTGCGGAGGGCTGCGGCGAGAGGGAAGGCATTGCCACCAATATTGAAAATAGCATTGGAGCGACAATCCTTAGAATGCGTAGTGGTAAGGAAGGGGGAGGAAAAGGAGCTTTAGTTAGTGAGGAAAAATCGTTGACTTTAGCCACTGGCAATGATCAGACGCTGTTTGAGCCATGTATTGATATATGGGACATGACACACGCCGACGAGGTTATGCGGCCCGTTACTGGTGGGGTAGTTCAGACTCTTAACGCTCGGATGGGGACCGGTGGAAATCAAGTACCAGTTATAGGATTCACTCCAACATCATTTGCCCAGTACGCAGAAGGAGTTGGCACCCTTAAAGCTAGTGGGGGTGATCTCGGGGGCGGAAGCGAGAATTTAGTAGTATATGGGATAGGAAATGGACAAGCTGACCAAATTAATCTACATAAAAAGATAGGCACATTAAGTTGTATGCACGACCAACAAGCTATTATTGTGAACTATAAAGTCCGTCGTCTAACGCCAACAGAGTGTACACGATTACAAGGATTACCCGACAATTGGCTAGATGATATTCCCGGTAATTCAGATACGTCTAAATATAAGGCGGTTGGTAATGGGATGGCGCAACCTTGTCCTGATTATGTTATGCAAGGTATTGACGAATTTTTAACGAAAAGAGGCCATAAATGAAACAGGTACTACTGATAATAATAATGCTATGCACCGTGACCGCCTACACCGCCTCATACGAAGAGTGCGGTAAAACTGATGGAATTACCTCCTCTGGGACTAAAGCCACGGAGGGCAGAACCGTAGCTTGTGACTTCCTGGCGTTTGGAACGCAGGTTGTCATACTTGGGCAGACATACACCGTAGAGGACAGGATAGGGAGCGGACATCAAAGTAAGATTGACGTGTACATGGAAAGCAAGGAAGAGGCATTGAAGTTTGGGCATAGGCAACTAGAAGTTGAAATATTGGAAGGTGATGTATGAAGCATAAATGTAAGAATTGCGGACGTTTCGAGCGTGGCAAGGGTTGCACAGCTTGCTATCCGCCCGCTAAATGCAGTGGGGAGTTAGCAATTGAATGTAAGGATTTTATAAGCAAAAAGGCTTATAAAATACAGCAAGAAAAGCTGTGGAAACTAGCATAGGCAAGGAAGGTGAGAACGAATGAACCTAACAGATATTAAAATCGGCGAGAAATACAAAATGATTGAAGCCGACACCGATTTAAGTGGAAAGATTATTTTTATAAAAAAAGATGCTATCGTGCAAGTTCTTGACAAAGACAGCGGGAGCGACTTGGATGTTTTGGTACAGGATTTATCAAAACGAAAGATAACTGATGGCGTGTGGTGGATAAGCCATGAATGTCTCGAAATCATAGAGAGAAAGGAGTGATAACGAATGATTAATAAATTGGAAGAACTTTTACCGTGCCCATTTTGCGGTGGCAAGGCGGTGCTACAGCCTTATGCAAATCCAAAATATTTATATGCGATAAAATGCGAAAGTTGTGGTTGCTGGATATCTTATTTTACTGGTACAAATCAGGGCGGCGCTAATCTTAGTAAAAAACAAGAACAAGAATGCGCCTTTAAAAATCAAGACAGCATGGTAAAGGCTTGGAATCAGCGCACAAAAAAAAGAGCCTGCGCTAACAGACCCTAAGTAAATAACCTAAATAAATTATAACACAAAATTGGAGAGGATGTAAATATATGAGCAAACTGTATGAATTAAGCATGAATTTTAATGAAGTTATCGGAATGATTGACGATGAGGATGTCAGCATTGAAGCGCTGGAAGACACCCTGCAAAGCATAGAGGGAGAGATTGAGGATAAAGTCGAGGGATGCGCAAAATTCGTCAAGAATTTAGAGGGCGATGTTGATGCTATCGATGCAGAGATAGCCCGCCTGTCTAAGCGCAAAAAAACTGTTAATAACAAGATAGAAGGCATTAAGAATTACGTCATGGAGCAGATGGTTTACGTTAGCAAGGACAAAATAACAACTCCTGTATTTACGATTAGCAGAGCTAAAAACCCCGCCAAACTCGTTATTGAGGATGCAAAATTGCTGCCAGGAAATTACTTAAAAATCATTCCTGAAACCACTGTTCCCGATAACGCCGCAATCAAGGAAGCTTTGAAAGCAGGTACGGAAGTTGCCGGAGCTAAACTTGAATATGGTTTTAATTTAAGAATTAGATAATTTACAAGAGAGGGCGTGAGTATCATCGGATTACCATGTTTAATAATGGGCGAAAGTGGAAGCGGGAAATCAACAAGTTTAAGAAATTTTGAGAAGGGGCAGGTTGGAATTTTTAACGTAGCGGGCAAACCGCTGCCGTTTCAAAAACAGCTGCCAAAGTACGACAACGCAACGTACAAGGACATCATAAGCTCGTTAAGCAAGCATAAGCTCAACGCTTACGTTATTGACGACAGTCAGTATCTCATGGCGTTTGCCATGTTCGACAGGGCCAAAGAAACAGGCTATGCAAAATTTACTGACTGTGCTTTGGACTACCGTAATTTGATTGATTTTGTCATCCGCAAAACTCCTGACGACTGTATAGTTTATTTTTTACAGCACACGGAACTAGATGTAAACGGCAAAATCAAAGTCAAGACTTCGGGCAAGATGCTGGACAGTCAGCTCACCGTAGAAGGATTATTCAGCATCGTATTACTTGCTGAAGCAGATAATGAGCATTTTTTTTTCACCACGCAGTCAGAAGGCAGGAGCACCGCCAAAAGTCCTATGGGCATGTTCGCACCACAGATAGATAATGATTTGCAAATGGTTGATAAAACGATCCGAAATTACTGGAATCTAAAAACTAACAAGGAGGAAACAAAATGAAAACAGTTAATTATCAAGATGCAAAGGATGTAAGCCAATACCCAGCACTAGTAGCAGGTGGCTATGTATGCAAGATTACGAACGTAAAGGACGTTCCGGAGAAGGAATATTTGCAAATCGAATATGACATTACAACCGGTGAATTTGCTAATCATTTTTTAAATCTAGCAAATAGTTTTGGTTGGTGGGCAGGTAATTTTATTAAATCATATAAAGAGAAAGCCTTGCCGTTTTTCAAGGGTTTTATCAGTTCCGTGCAGGATAGCAACGCTAATTTTAAATTTGATTACAACGAGACAAAGCTTGTTGGCAAGCTAGTCGGGTTGGTTTTAGCGGAAGAGGAATACATCAATAATAAAAATGAAATTAAAACAAGGATGTACGTCTCATCGGTTCACAGTGTGCAGGATATTAAAAATAAAGCTTTCAAGGTTCCGGAGAAGAAAACCCTAAGCACTACCAATGAACCGGCTGCGGCACCAGCTGAGAAAAATGTCAATACCGAAGTGGCTAACAACGAAGAATGCCCGTTTTAAACCATGAATATAGACGAACTGCGGCCGTATCTAACGAATTTGAAAAAGAAGGGCAATCAGTGGACAGCTGAATGCCCGATATGCCATGACGACCATCACCTTTTTCTCAAGGAAGAAGGTGATAAAGTCTTGATGTTCTGCCAAAAGTGCCATGCAGAATTCAAGGATGTCGTCAAGGTGTTAAATATACCGCCGAAACAAGAAGAAATAACAGTGATTGAAAATTATGATCATGAATATAAAAACACAGACGGCAGCCTTAGCTATTATAAAACCCGCACCAAGTACTCGGACGGCAAAAAGAAATTTTGCTTTTGGCATAATGACGTCAATGGTACCAAGGTCTATAAAAAACCGCCTGATTGCAACAACTTATATAACCTAGATTTGTTGGCAGCTGCCGAACCAAGCCAAACGCTTTATATCGTTGAAGGCGAAAAATGTGCTGATATTATGACTAGAAGCGGATTTTTGGCAACGACAAGCAACACCGGAGCGGGCGGAAAGATAGCGTTTTCGGACACAGACCAAGCTATGCTGGAAAAATTTCCTTCTAAGGTGGTTATTCCCGACAACGACGAACCGGGAGAAAAATATGCCGCTAATTTTAAAGGTGCGGATGTTTTAAACCTGGTTGAAGTTTGGCCAGACATTAAGCCCAAGCAAGACATTTGGGACTACATCACAGGCAACCACGATATAGACCTAATTCGCAATTATGCCTTCACGCCGCCAAAAACCTATGCAGACATGGACAAAGACGAGCTGCTAAGCGCTGATACCTTTCAAGGATTATTAGCGATTAAGGACGATTTTGAGCGCAAGCAGGCAGAGACGAAATGCGAGCAGCGTTCTAAGGAGCTTAATATTTTCAGGGCGTACACGCAAAATTACAGGGCTTATAAGATTTCCCTTGCAAAACGAAAACAAGCAGGGAGCGGGCGAGAAACTGATTTCCCCGGACAGTCTTTAACGCTCAGTTGTGGCGAGTGGATAGCCGACGGCTTTGGTGTCAGGAAGAACGAAATCAACATGGGCAGCGGTGATGTCACTATGAAATATGCTTCGCCGCTACCCATAATGCCCACTGAAATATTATTCAATTTAGACACGTTAACGGAAAAAATTAAAATAGAGTTTTTCAAAGATGGCAAGTGGTCACCCATTATCTGTGACCGCATAGTTACCGCAAGCGCTAACAAGATTTTAGAGCTTGCCAACAGGGGCGTTGAGGTTAATTCGGAAAATGCAAAACTGCTAGTACAATACATAGCCGAATGCGTGGCCAGCAACCTTGATATCCTGCCTAGGTACAAAGCGATAAGCCGCCTAGGATGGATTGATAAGGACTTCATGCCGTACGCAACAGACGTTAAATTCGACGGTGAGAAGGACAACCAGCCATTGTTTAAAGCAGTTGCCCAAAAGGGCGAGCTGCAAGAATGGATTGATTTCGTCCAACCGCTTAGGAAAAATTTCTATCTGCGTATGCTCATGGCTGCGAGTTTCGCCTCACCTATAATCGAAAAAGTTAACGCCCTGCCGTTTATTTTTCACCTGTTTGGCGGCACAGGTTCAGGCAAAACTTGCGCATTAATGGTTGCTATGAGTATTTGGGGAAACCCCAAAATGGGGAAAATGGTCAGAACCATGAATATGACCATAAATTCCATGCTTGCGACGGCAGCGTTTTTGTGTAACCTGCCGTTTGCCGGAGACGAATTGCAAACGATTAAGCGCAGGGGCGAAGATTACGACGCTCTCATCATGAGGATAGCAGAAGGTATAGACAGGGGGCGCATGACTTACTCTGCGGTAAACGAAACCAAGACGTGGAAATGTTCGTTTTTATTTACAGGCGAAGAGCCTTGTACGCAGTCATATAGTGGCGGTGGCGTGAAAAACAGAGTTATTGAGCATGAATGTACCGACGTCGTCGTAGAGGACGGCATAGGCGTTGTTAGCTTTGTTAATGAGCATTATGGTTGTGCAGGAATTGAGTACATCAAGGCTCTTGGAAGTAGGAAGCTCATGGATGAGTACAACGAGATTTTCAAAAACATCATTGAGAACGTTGACACGACAGAAAAGCAAGCTATGGCAATGTCGCTCATGATGTTAGGTGACAAGATAGCCGGTGAAATATTTTTCCACGGCGAGAAACAGTTAACCACGGAGGACGTGAAAGATATGATGTGCAGTAAATCCGATATAGATATGAGCGAACGAGCCTACGATTTCGTCCTTAGTTTGATAGCGAAAAATATTAATAAGTTTGACGCTACGAGCAAAGGCGAGATTTGGGGCAAGATTGAAGGTGCTGAAATCTATATAAACAAAGATGTCTTAATGCACGAGATGTCCGAAAATGGTTACGAATTTAACGCCGTGAAGAAAAAATGGGCTGATAAGGGCTATCTGATTAAAAGCGCAGTAGGAAAAATCGTGCATCAAACAACGTGTAATAGTGTCAGGTCTACATATATTAAAATCAATCAATGCAAAGCAGCTACCAAAGAAGCAGATATTTTTGATGAAAAACCCTTTTAGACAAATTTTTAAATGTAAACTATTTGTGACTGGATTGTATCTGAAATGTGAAATACCAGCAAAAACTCTCAATAAAACATACATTTTTAGAAAAGGTATGTTTTTAAAAAAAAATGTATGTTTTCCAAATGGCTTAACCAAGCCCTTTATAGATATAAAACATACAAACATACTAAACATACCTATATTTAATATCTCGCATGGAAAAGGTTTATAAGCGGTAATCCTGTTAACTGTCTCTTATATAAGGGTATATGTTTACCGAAATGAGGTATGTTTGTATGTTTTTGAGAGTGGCACTTGGGTACAGCGATTACAAAGGTATGTTTTTGGTATGTTTTTGTATGTTTTTTGATTTAAAAAGTAAGTTTTTAGGAGACGTGCCTATGGAATTACGTCCATATCAACAAAATTTAATACAAGATATCCGGCATGCGTTCAATTCAGGCAAGCATTCAGTGTGTGCTGTGCTTGGATGCGGGGGCGGAAAATCGGTTATCGAAGGCATGATTGCAAAGTCGGCAGTGAAGAAAAATAACAAAGTATTATTTCTGGTTCATCGCAAAGAATTATGCCAACAAATAACGAACACGTTTTTAGATTGCGGGGTGGATTTAAGCAGCTGTAAAATCGCCATGGTACAGACCGTGACACGCAGACTAGGAGCTATGACTAAGCCGCAACTAATCATTACGGATGAAGCGCATCACGGCTTATCGGCAAGCTATCAGCGCATATATGATTATTGGCCGGATGTGCCGAGGGTTGGGTTTACCGCAACGCCCATGCGCATGAATGAAGGCGGGCTAGGCAAGATTTGTGACACTCTAATCGAATCGGTTTCAACGCCTTGGCTTGTTGCTAACCACTACCTAGCGCCGTACAGGTACTTTTCAGCAAAACTTGCCGATGCTGAAAACTTGCATACCAAACGTGGCGATTATGATGCCGAGGAAGTAGCGGAGCTAATGGAGAACGGCGTTATATATGGCCAGACGGTCAAGAACTGGCTGAACATAGCCAGCGGGAAGAAGACGATAGTCTACTGCGCATCGGTCAAAGCGAGTATAGATACGGCAGAAAGCTTTAAGGCGGCAGGGATTCCAGCTGCTCACATTGACGGCACGACGCCTAGCGTCTTGAGACAGAAGCTAGTATCAGAGTTCAAGGCAGGGAAAATTACAGTGCTATGTAATGTTGAACTGTTTGGTGAGGGCTTCGATGTCACCGACTGCGAGTGCGTTGTACTTTTAAGGCCCACAAAATCACTAACGCTGTACATACAGCAGTCAATGCGCAGCATGCGCTACCTGCCAAATAAGACAGCAATTATTATAGACCACGTGGGCAACGTATTCCGTCATAATTTTCCTGACGCCGACCACGAATGGACGTTAGCCGCCAAGAAGCAGAAACAGAAAAATGTAATACACATCAAAGAGTGCCCGATTTGCTATTACGTCATGCCGAACACTGAGAAAGCTTGTCCCTGTTGCGGATATGTTTTCACGAAGCAGGAAATGGCCGAATCCGAAGTAATGGATATAGAGCTTGAAGAGCTAAAGCAGATAGATATCCTAAAATCATTGCCCTATGATCACTACCGGAAAATCAAGACATTTGAAGAACTGATATTATTTCAAAAAGCAAAGAAATATAAATTTTCGTGGGTGCTGCACAAAGCGGTAGAGCTAAAAATAAGCATACCAAGCAGCTACGACTACATGATGAGGTTTATAAAAATATGAAAAAAGTAAATTTAGAAACTGAAACGGATTTAATGAACAGGATTAGACTTGAGCTTTCAAAATCAGGATTTGTCGTTTTTAGGGCAAATGTAGGCAAGATGACGATGGAAGACGGCCGTTGGTTTGATTCAGGATTGCCCAAGGGTTTTTCAGATTTATTTGCAGTGAAAGACGGCAAGGTTTATTTTATCGAAGTTAAAAAGGGTGCAAATAAGCCTAGTAAGTCACAAGTAAATTTTATTGAGCAGATGCGTTTGCATGGCTGCGTGGCAGGAGTTGTTTATTCAGTTGAGGAGGCGAAGGGATTATGCAAGTAGAGGATATTCGCAACATGATTGGCAGGATTGAGCAAAGGGCTATGAAATCAATCAAGGGCGAAGATTTTGGTATGTTTGCGGAAGCAGTTTATTTAGATCCGTACGGAGAACTTCACCCGGACGACAGCATGTTATGGCTGGAACTCATGGGCCAAGCAAGAAATCAAGGAGACATAGGGCAAGATTTTTTTGAAAGATTATTCGTTGTCCGCGGCGGCGGTGCGGTACTGGAACCAAGCGCTAAATTTGGCTATGTCATTAAACCGATAATAGGTGTGAATGGGTGGCCAACGTTAGAAGAGTACAACCGAGAAAAAGAACCGCTTAACAAGTACTTGGAACCGCTATGTAGGTTATTAAAAGAACTGAGCGAAAGGGTAGGCGATGAAAAATGATGGCTAAAGATTGCAACACCTGTAAGTACGAAAAGACTATGCAAACAGAAGAACCGTGCCGTAGCTGTAGCTGCTGCGAAGATGAAAATAATAACTGGGTTGCAAAGAAGGAAAAGGAAACAAATAAAAACTACGTCCGGGAATTTATGGAAGACAATAAGCTAAAAATTAACGTTGAGTTCCCTGTTAAGTCTTATGACGAAGAGATATATATGTTTCATTTTGATGATAATTTTAATCTAAAAGACCGCAGCGAAAATTCTAGAATCTCATTATTATTTGATTTGTTAACAGGCATTACTGAAATATCCCCACTACCGCCTTTTAGTCCTGCTAACCTGCCAAAGCAAGGGGAGCAAATTTGGTTTGTGGCTGATACTTGTGTGATCGCCGACAACTTTGATAAGTGTTATTTTTGGATGCTTGCCTGCGTAGCTTCTGGTAACGCATTCCGCACAGCGGAAGAAGCAGAGGAAGCAGCACCAAGAATCAGGAAAGAACAGGGGATGACAAAATGACAGCAAAATTACTAAATGAGAAACAAGAAGATTATCTATATCAACTGTTACCGCAAAGTGATAATAAATATTTGGCCGCTATGCTTAACGCTAGATTTAAATTACATCTTACGGCGAAGCAAATAAATAGTTACAAAAAATCTCATAAGAAAAACAAATCCGTCATACCGGTATTCAAAATTACCAAGAAGATAAAGGGGTGGCGGCATGGAAATTAAAGAAGTTAAGGAAATGTTAGCATGGTATTAGATGTATGTTGCGGTTCTAAAATGTTTTATTTTGATAAAAACAATAAAAGAGTTATTTTCATGGATAACAGGGAATTGGAAACAACATTGTGCGACGGCAGAGAGCTTAAAGTTAAACCCGACATAATCGGAGATTTCAGACATATACCCTTTGAGGATAATATGTTTCACTTGGTAGTGTTTGACCCGCCACACTTAATTAAAGCAGGAGATAGCTCTTGGCTAGTAAAAAAATACGGAAAACTAAACATAGCTACATGGAAGGACGATTTAACACAAGGCTTTAATGAGTGCATGAGGGTTTTACAAATAAATGGGACGCTTATTTTTAAGTGGAACGAGGAACAGGTTAAGCTTGCTGAAATTTTAAAGCTGTTTCCTCAACAACCTTTATTTGGAAATAAGAGGACGAAAACACATTGGCTAGTATTCGTAAAATAAAAAGGCTCTAGGGCTAAATTTGGGGGTGAAGAAATGGAAACAGAAGAAACTCAAAAATCTATAAATTACATAGCTCTTTTTTTAAACAACAAGCAATTAAAAATAAACCAAAATTTTAAAATTGTCACAGAGGATAAATATTTAAAAGATAAAAAATTTTTCTTTTCTAATGATTGTACTTTACAGTGCACTACTCCAAAGTATTTTGATAATTATATGGGAATATTAATAGATATATTAACAGGCTTGGTAGAAATAGAAATAATAAAAAGGGGAAGAAGGAAAAAATAACATGAGCGAAATGATTGCTAACTGTTTGGGAAAAGAGGAGGGTAGCGAAAAATGAATAAAACAAGATTAGCTAAAATAATTAAGATAGCAAATAAAATAATAGATATTGATAATGCTTTGGACGAAATTTTAGCAACGGAACAAAAAAGTCGAGACAATACACCCGAAAGCTTAATGACCACAGATAGATATAGAAATACAGAAAGAGCAATTGGCGAATTAGAAAATGCTTCACAGGGTGTTGCAGATGTCAAAATCGCATTACAAAAGATTATTGATAACAAATATGATTATTAGACAAACTAACGAAAGGGCGGATAATAAAATGATTGACAAAGAAAAGTTGCGGGAATTTTTAATGAGCAGAAACCAAGAAGCTAATAATGAGGTTGCAAAAGATAGTGCAGTACATCTTTATTACTATAATTTAGGCCAATCCCATGCAACGGATGAGATTATTACTAAGCTTGATTCAGGTGAATTCGATACCGAGGAGGGAAAGCATGATAGCGATTAAAACGCAAGAGGATGAAATTATTTTTAACCCGGCAAGAATTTATGCGATTAGTAATTACGGAGATTATAAAGTAGTAGCCGTGGATGCTCACAAGAAAGAGCATATACTCGGAATCTACCCTACTTTTAAAAGGGCAAATGAAGAAGTGTACTGCATTTTTCAGACTATTGATGCACAAGCAGAACCCGTCGCTTATGCTATGTCGGAGGGTGATGAATGATGTTCGATTGTTTTATGTACTTGCTGGGGTTTTTGCTGATTTTGGCGGCATTGGAAGCACTGATTATTGTGTGCTTGTTGATAAAGGATTGGAGAATCCATGAAAAATAAACCTACAAAATGCACCAAGCCGTTGGGCACATGTCCGCTAAATAATCAAGGCAAGTGTTGTTGTTATTGCAAGAGCAAAGACAAATGCTCTTTGGGTGCTTGCCACAGCGTGCCTGATAGGTGTAAAAATCGTTTTTAATATTAATGCTTGTGTTTATATGAGCGTGATAATAAAAACGCTCAAAACTAAAATTTGGAGGTAACAAATGTTAATAATATACGTAGCACATCCATTTAGTAATGACCCTGCCGGCAATATGGCAAAGATTGACGAAATTATGAAAGAATTAACCGCAAAGAACCCTAACGACTGTTTTATTTCACCTTTGCACAATTTTTCTTTTGATAAAACGTCTACAGAAACACAAATTTTATCCAGGTGTTTTAAATTGCTTAGCAGTTGCGATGAGCTTTGGTTGTACGGGAATACTGCATCAAGCGTAGGCTGCCGAGCAGAAATGGCTTTTGCTAGATACTTGAGTATACCAATCGTGTTTAAAGAATAATCAGCGAGGTTTTAAACGAAGGGGAGGTGTAAGCTTGCTTAGTAAAATGGCTCAAGACATGAAAGCAATTTTACAGAAGTCTTATTATGCTCAAAAACTATTGGATGCTGACATAGACAAGCGCACGGAAATACGTCTGTTGATGGAGAAGATAACGCCGACATTAAGCGATATGCCGCGTGGTGGTAGTGACGATGACAAGATGTGTACGGCGCTCATAAGGTTAGAAATGCTTGACATTAAGATTGCTGATGACGTTAAAACCCTAACTGACTTACTAGTCAGAAATCGAATCTTGATTGATTCGCTTGACGACTACGAGCTACGCATGATTTTATCCCTACGCTACGTAAATTTAGAGCGATGGAACAAAATAGCGCGACTTGTAAGGTCGTCAAGAACAAGATTGGTTATGAAGCATGATTTAGCGCTTGAAATTTTATCAAAGTCGGTACAAAACGGAACATAATAAAGTGCTATAATAGTATTATTAGAAATATGAAAGATACGTTTATTGATACTATACAAAATACACAAAAAGCCGTTAAGCCATGTGCTTAATGGCTTTTTTAATGCAACGAAAGGGGTGAGCAGACAGTGATTAAGTGTCCTAACAAAGACTGTGAGTATCATGGGATAGACGGTTGCTGCAAAAACATAACACTTGTCGAGCTTAAAATATCGGCTGGCTTGCGCTGTCTGCAATATACTCCACGTGTTACATGCAAGGATCTAGATGCTCCATTTCGTTCTAGGTGTAGGCGAGAGCATGGCAAGTACAAGTCTGACAATAAGAAGGTCGTGACTTAGCATGCCTTGGAAATTAAAAACTGCTTGTAGGTATCCGGGATGCCCTAACCTTGCAATTAAGAATGGTTATTGCAACCTGCACAGCTATTCGCAAACAAGAACGGATGATAAAGAACAAGCCTTCTATCGTTCCCGTGATTGGCGAGAGACGTCTGCTTTATACAGGAAGCTGCATCCTATTTGTAACAAGTGTAAGAAAGCCCCTGTTGCTATCGTGCATCACAAAGTTCAGCTGTACGAGCTTTTGCGCAGAGGTGAAGACCCATGTAGTGCTAAATGGCTTGAAGGGCTGTGCTGGAGCTGTCATGAGCGTACGAAAAGGCAAGAAAGTAAATAATGGGGTATACGGTCAAAATACCTACATTTTCTT